GTCGAGGTCCACAACGACGCGGTCACGTGGAAGCCTCAGACGGTCTCCTCCGGCGCGTTCGAGGACGCCGCGGCCAACCAGTCGATCCTGACGAGCATCGCGTCCGGCACCGGTCTGGCGAAGACGTGGCTTGCGGAACCCGAGGGCGCCAACCGGGCCACCTCGCTGACGATGGCCGAACCGGTTCGGCGCCGCGTCGGCGGGATCCAGAAGACGTGGCTTGCCCAGCAGACCGAGTTGGTGCGCTTCGCTGTCGACCGGGCGGTGGCCGCGGGCCGGCTGCCGAAGATGGTCGAGGCTACCGACCCGCGTACCGGCACTGTTACCCAGATTCCGGCGTCGCAAGCCGTCATCGTGACCGGCCCGGAGATCGCCGCGTCGGACGCGACGCTGACCGCGCAGGTGCTGCTGAATCTCAGCACCGGCCTGGAGAACCTGGTGAACATCGGCGCGCTCTCGCGGGGCGCGGCTGCGACGGCGGCGCGCAAGGCGTGGGAGGACTACGTCGGCGTGCCGTACGTGCACGAGCTCGACAGTCCGACTGCGAACCCCGACGACGTCGCCCAGGCGGTCGAGGAATCGCTGGTCCGCGAGGCCCGCAAGGGCAAGGGCGGCAATCAGCTCAAGTCGTACTGGACGAAGGGCGAGGGTCTGGCGAAATGGGCCACCAGCCCGCACCCGTGGACCGCGTTGCGCGACCACCTCGCGAAGTACATGAGCCCGGAGCGCGCCGACCAGACGGCGAGCCAGTGGTTCCACGACGTTTTCGGGATCTGGCCCGGCGAGCGCAAGGGCTCCAACCCCGTCGGACCGGGCTGAGAGGGAGAACGTGATGGATCAGGCCGAAGCAGCGCGCCGGCTCAGCGTGGCGGAGTCCGAGGTGGTCGACGTCCGGCCCGCCGGCGACTGGTGGGAGGCGCTGTACCACGACATGGCTAGCCACGACGAGGTCTGGCGGGCCGTGCCGGGCGCCCCTGAGGCCACCGACCTGCCGACCGTCGTCGAGCCGGAGCCCGAACCGGCGGCCGCCAAGACCCCGGCGAAGGCCGCGCCGAAGCGGCGGTCGAGCCGGTGAGCTGGATCGACACCGCCGCCGAGTTGGCCCGCGAGGCCGCCCCCGAGGACGCCGCCGAGATCCTCGCCGTGCTCACCGAGGCGATCGCCGACGTGGAGGCGGACGACGACCAGGTCGCGGAGGCGGTCGAGGCGGTCGTCGAGTCCCTCTACGAGGACGAGGACGAGCGCGACCTCGAGGCATGGCAGGCCGAACTGCACCCGCGCGCCTCCGCCGGCTCCGCGGGTGGTGGCCAGTTCACCTCTGGCGGCTCGGCTGGCAAGGCGAGCGCGAGCAAGGCGGGCATGGCCAAGAAGACCGGCCGGGCGCCGCGCAAGCGCGCCTCGTTCGGCGACAACGGCGTCCTCTCCTTCGACGCGAAGTCCGGCCGCGGCGCCGGCTACGGAAAGAAGGGCGGCGACGCCCGGGTCAAGAAGCTGCAGAAGGCGCTGACCCGGCTCGGCCTGACCGACTCACGCGGCAAGAAGCTGGTGCTCGACGGGAAGCTCGGCCCGAAGACCACGCAGGCGATCAAGGCCGCGCAGCGCCGCCTCGGCGTGAAGCCGGACGGCAAGGTGACGCCGCAGCTGCTGGCCAAGCTGGTCGCCGCGAAGTCCCTGCCTGCCGGCAAGAAGGCCCCGACCAGGGCGGCGGTGAAGAAGGCCATGAACAACGCCGTGAGCAAGGGCAAGGCGCGCGAGGCGATCGACGGGCAGCGCTCGATGAGCGACACCCGCGCGATCCTCGACAGCGCGGTCAACGAGTGGGCGAAGCAGCAATCGGGCAGCGAGTACGCGTACGGCTGGGTCTGCGACTTCACCGACGAGCTGGTCGTCTTCGAATGGGACGGCAAGAGCTGGCAGGCGCCCTACACGCTCACCGAGACCGGTACGACTGGCGAGGCCGAACTGGGCGAGCCGACTGAGGTCGTCGCTCAGACCTGGTACGTCCCGGCCGCCGGCGGCGACCCCACCATGCCAGCCGTCGACGACCCGGAGGACCTGATAGACGGCGGCGCGGACGAGGCGACCGAGTCGGTCGAGGCGACCGGGGGCCGGGTGCTCGAGCAGATCGCCGGCCGGGCGATCGAGGACAAGGGGCTCGATGAGGACGGTAACCGGGTCTTCCGGGTTCGCATCATCGAGGCCGGCGACAGTCAGAACGGGCGCCGCTACTCCGTCGGTGTGCTGCACGAGGCCGCGAAGCTCTACGACGGCGCGAAGTCGTACGACCACCACCGCACGGTGGAGGAGCTCCGCTCGGGCACCATCGCCGGGCTGGTCGGCTCGTACCGCAACATCGAGGCCGCCCCGGACGGCCTGTACGGCGACCTGCATCTGCTGCCGAGCGCCAAGCACACCGCTGAGGCGCTGGACGCCACGATCGCCGCGCAGGACGAGGGCCTGCCGCCGCTGGTCGGCATCTCGCACGACGCGATGACCCACTCGAAGACCAGCATGATCGGCGGCCGCCGCATGCAGGAGGTCACCGCCATCACCAAAGTCAACTCCGCCGATGTGGTCGCTGACCCCGCCGCCGGAGGCAAGGCCACCCGCGTCCTCGCGGGCGGTATCGAACTCGAAGAGAGCAAGGAGTCCGACGTGGCCGTTAACGCCGCTGACGTGCTCGCCGCGCTGAAGACCGCCACGCCCGAGGATCTCGCCGCGGCCGGTCTCCAGCGCTCCAGCGAAGCCGCACCCGCGCCGCAGGAGCCGGAGGGCCTGGAGAAGGCCTCCTTCCTCGGCGGCCTGATGATCAAGGAGAAGGTGACCGCGGCCGGCCTGCCGGCCCAGGTCGCGGAGAGTCTGGCCGCCGAACTTCCGGACCGGATCACCGAGTCGGACATCGACGCCCGGGTCGCCAGCCTGAAGGCGGCGATGGGCCTGCTGGAGCGCTCGACGCTGGCGCCGACCGCAACCGCGCAGGTGACCCAGGAGGCGCTCGAGAAGAAGGTCAAGGCACTCGACGCGTTCTTCGCCGGCGACTTCGATAACGGCTACCGGTCGTTCAAGCAGGCGTTCATCGACGTGACCGGCCGGTCGCCCCGATCGGCGTTCGACGAGGACTTCAACCGCACGGTCATGCGCGAGTCGGTCGGCGAGTACGACTCCGGAGACCGTCGGGCGACGGAGTCGATGTCGTCGTCCAGCTGGAACCTGGTCCTTGGTGACTCGATCACCCGTCGCCTGGTCGACGAGTACAACCAGCCGGACCTGCAGAACTGGCGCATGATCACCTCGTCGATCGTGCCGGTCAACGACTTCCGCACGCAGCGCATTGACCGGATCGGCGGCTACGGCACCCTCCCGGCGGTCAACCAAGGCCAGCCGTACCAGCCGCTTACCTCGCCGGGCAACGAGGAAGTCACCTACGCGGTCACCAAGCGGGGTGGCACTGAGGACGTCACGATCGAGATGATCGCGAACGACGATGTCCGCGCCATCAGCAAGATTCCGCAGAAGCTCGGCCTCGCCGCGGCGAACACGCTGTACCAGTTCGCCTGGAACTTCATCACCACCAATGCGGGCACGGCCAGCAACTCGGGCGCCACGATCTACGACTCGACGGCGCTGTTCACCGGCAACTCCGGCCATGCGAACTACGTCAACAACGGCTCTGGCAGCGCCCTGTCGCAGTCGGCGCTGTCGGCCGGCCGTCTGCTGATGCGCTCGCAGACCGCGTACGGCGACACCCAGCAGTTCATCGCGCCGACCCCGCGCTACCTGGTCGTCGTCAACGACATCGAGGAGCTGGGCTGGCAGCTGGTCACCTCGGCGGTGGCGCTGCCGACGGCGGCGAACACCCCGCCGCAGTCGACCGGCGCCGCGAACACGCCGAACCTGCACCAGGGCCTGGGCCTGATCGTCCTGGACTACATCCCGAACGCCACCACGACCACGGCGTGGTGGCTGGTGGCCGACCCGTCGCGGATCCCGACGCTGGAGATCGGCTTCTACCAGGGTCAGCAGACCCCGCAGTTGTTCACCCAGTCTGATCCGACCGTCGGCTCGGTGTTCAACGCCGACAAGGTCACCTACAAGATCCGGCACATCTACTCGGGTGCCGTGCTCGACTACCGCGGGTTCGTCAAGGGCAACGTCTGACCCTCCCGTACGGCTCGACTTCCCTTCCATAGCAACGAATCCGTCCGCTCCGGGGTCTCCTCGGGGCGTTTTTCATGCCCGAGGAGACCCCCAATGCAGTTCGGAGAGCTTTCCGGCAGCATCCCGTTCACGTTCTTCGTGCCCGGCGTCGCGGCCGGTACGGCCGTCGAGTGGCCGCAGTTCGTCTGCCCGCTGAACTCCACGATCGTCGGCCTGTCGTGGGTGCCGGGCGCAGCGGTCACGGCGAACGGCTCCAACTACGCCACGATCTCGATCCGCAACCGCGGCGCGTCCGGTTCCGGCACGGTCGTCCTGGC